TGCCTGTAACAGATTCAGGAATTTCCGGTTCTTCTTTCAGTTCTTCAATACTTTTCTCAACTTCTAGTATTTTTACAAGTACGTATACCAACAAACCTACGGATACTAGTTGTAAAACAACAGAAGCCGTATTCATCTTTTTAAGTTATAATTAAAATTTGTATTGTTTATTTAACACACATAGCATTTTATATGTGTACAAAAATGATGATGTGAAACATGCCCAACTTGTCGTCTCATGGATCGTGACATCAAACCATTCTCAGAAAAAGTCACGACGATGACCCCCGTTGCAATTAAATACAAATGGACATCGGTCATCATATGTGTCTGTTTATCCGCGTGGTTTCATGTAGATAATGTTCATTCGATGTTGCGTTTTCTTAGAATACGTATGCATAAACTGTTGGTACAAATTCAAAATAGATATACGCCACTTCGCACCACGTACAAGGATCCGTTGTATACACGATCCAGTTTTCATTGCGCCGAACGCTTTGAACGTGTGCACCTGTTTGAAGATGTACTGCCGGAAATTGAGTTTGCTCAAGTACGAGCACAACTATATGCAATAGACGGGCGAATGGGATTGTATTACAACACGTCCGGACGTTCGAGTCGAGTTTTATCCGCGTTTGAAACTGCATCTTTGGCACCAAGCATTTCTAGCTTGCACTATGCACAAGTGTGGTTGAAACGACTTTCAGAAGCCGCAGGGACTTCATTGTATCCGCTCGACGACATGAGATTTCCGATGGCGTATTCAACGCACTATTATATTACAAATTCATTCAATGCACCGCACCGTGATAGTTGTCGAACGGATTCAAAAACATGGACCGTCATTTATGGGATTCACAACAATTCGACATCGGAGTTAATCGTAGAGGGTGTGGAATGTAAATTGCCGAATAATGCCGCTCTACTCTTTGAGGGTAGTGAACGGGTGCATTGGGTACCTAAGTTAACTTTACCTCTTGGAATCGAACAACAATCGGTGACTCGTACGATTGTGTTTCTAGAATACACCGAATTGTCTCCAGATCGCGTTCACTGGAGGTGGCCTTGGCGACAAAGTATTGCATGGGCCGAACGGGTGTTATTTCACTAAGATTGTACATAATATATTTAAACTTATATAACAAAAGAATGACTGATGAAACTATGCCTAGTCTCAAACAACTTGCTACGTTAAGGATACAACAAACTGTAGACTTGAAAATGCTTGAAGAATCACTTGATAAACCGGATGAATATAGAAACATTGTTGTTGACGCGTATACGGAAAAAATAAACAAGAAAATGTTGGAAGATGCATTAGGATCGTCAATTTTAAAAGAAGAACATAAACAGTTTTTAAGAAATGTATATTATGATAAAAAACGTCGTTTGTCACGAGAACGACCTTCGTTGTTTCAATGTTATGCTGCTGTACATGAATATAATTATGATGATATCCAGTATCTTATACTTTTGAGATTTCTAGTGAATGAAAAAACAGAATCTCATTTAAAATTATCGGCCACCGATGTTGCCAACCTATTTGTAGAAAAACTAAGAGCAACAACACATTACGGTCGAACAGAATGGACAGATAATAGTTCTTCAGGAATGGAGTTGTATACAAGAAAATTAAATGGAGAGCCTTCAATTATAAAATCTGAAGCGAATTTCGTGGTATTGAAAGATTACGGTGGGGGAGAAGTTCCTGGTGATGTTTGGGAAGCAGAACGAAATTTAGAGTGGAATTTTGAAGGTTCTTTAGGCATTGTTGAAGATATAGTAACTGAACTATTTGATGATTTAGATGAATGGTCAAAATATGCCACTTATACTCGTTACGAAAATCATCCGGAAAGATTTCCTAATTTATTTAAACGTTTTATAAGAAGAAATCCGGGTTTGGATGGTGTTTGGGAAGATTCTGTAGACAATGTTTTCACACATTCATTTTTTACAATAGAAAGAGATTATACATACAATCTACAAACCGAGACGAGTCTTTAGTTGTATATGCACAAAAAAATACATTTAAAAATATTGAGTATAAGATTGTTGAAACTTTTTTTTTTACAATTTCAAATGTACGATTTATATTTAAACATTGTCACGGTAATACCACTTGTATTATTTTTAAACATGTCGATTTTAATATTTGTATCGCTTAAATATGAATTCGATATTTTGAGATTTTTACCTTCCTCTTTTGTATACTATTCAATGGTGCAAGCACAGCGTTTTTTAAATTTATTGGATATATACGATTCAATAATGTCATACCAAGCTTCTAACATAAAAATACCTACAATTTTGCCTGAAAATAGTTTTTTGTTTTTAGGAGATTCGTTTTTTACGTTTTGGTCAACACTTTATCATGACTTCAAACCGTACAAAATTAACGCGATCAACGGAGGTTTTGGTGGTGCAACTACTCATAATATAATACAAAATATAGAAAAATTCAAAAGAAAAAATTGGGAATGCGTAGTCTTGAGTATAGGTGATAATGACTACTTTATCAATAATAATATTAGGGGGTTTTCCCAAAATATTGAAAGAATTGCAAAAGAGTTTAGTTGTATGGTTTATGTTTTAGTATTACCAGTGAAACCATCTTACACAAAACAGTATATGAATGAACGTCAAATCGAATTTGGTAATCTTAGTAAGACAAAACTATCCAATATAAAAATATTCGATTTAACTTATTTAAGTATTGAAAAACGAGATTATTTTAAAGATGGAATACATATTAGAACAACTCGAAAACAAAGACTTGCTATGAATATTTACAGAGATTTGTTTTTTAATAAACATTGTTTACATAATTTGGAGAGTCGATCTTAGTTTATTTGGGGAGTTGGTAGTTATTAATGTATATGTGATAACGATTTTATTATATTTTCTACTTCTCTGGCCATGATACGAGTTGCGTAAATATTTGGATGAACCCCATCGAATGTTAATGCAACTGAAGTTGTATTAAGTTTTTCGTGAAAGTCTATAATTGTACTGTTCGTTTTGAGTGCAATGTTCTTATACAACGGAAGTATGTACTGTCTTACGTCCGAATCATACAGACCCCATATGTTTTTTGTTACAGGCAAAGGTGTGCAAATGATAGAGTATTTACAATTGTAAGAACGTATTAATCGTACGAAATCAGAAACAAAACGAGTGTTTATCATTTTTCTATTACTTTTCAGGAGTGCGTTCAATCCAAACGTTACAACAATTATATCTGGTTTAAACTTTATGGAGTTTTTATAAGCAGGAAAATTCCAAAACGACATGTCACCTCCTTCAATGACTGTTGTACCTCCTTTTGCAAATGTACCAATACGAAATTTAGTGTTGTCCAGTTTAAGGTTTTGTGCATATGTAGGATGGTTACGGTACCCAGCAGTTAGACTATCACCAATTAGCGCGATAGTGGTGATATTAATCAACATTATTTTTACGTAAACAAATATTTTATATGAATAGGAGTATCAGAGTCTCAGAGTTTGTTTCCTCACAAAGAAAGGGGTGTTGTCGTTTTCAGAAAGAATCTATTCAAGAAGATCAAACTTCAACCGGAGTGTGCGGAATATGGTATTGATGAACGACGTATCTTTCCGTCTGAATTTTTCATATGAACTTATGTATTTATGTAAAGACAAGTGGATCAAACACAAAGGGTGCTCGAGAGAACCCTAGCGGAAAAACTACATACGACGATGCCCTCCGGTCTTCTCAATCCTCAGCAGCTCAAGAAGATGATCCAGAAGAAACGTATTCCCAAAAAGTTCCCCGAATTCAAACAATCGAAACTTGTCCTTCCTCCAAGCGTGATCGCATTCAGAAAGCAATCTGAACTTGAAAAAAAAGAAAAACTTGCACAAAAAAGGCTTGAAGACATCAAACGTTACAAACGTTCTCTCAATCGCATTTGGATTGCAAGATACATAGAGTCCAAACGAGGCATTCCATTTATGGAAATTTGCGAAGGCATGGAAGTGAAGAATTCACAAATTCTTAAACTTGTGAAAGAAACCAAACAAGAGTTGGTAGATGCAAAGTTTGGTGTGGAAGAGGAAGAGGAAGAGGAGGAAGATGAGGAAGAGTAGTGAAGATGTAGGTTTTGAAAACTTTGTTAAAATCGTTCCATTATTGCTGTAGTAATTGTGTTGTTGTCAGCTTCGTCAAATGATTCCACAAACATAGCAGGTCCGGTTCCTAAACCACATGTATAGTATTCGAATCTTCCTCTAGTTTTAACACTTGTTATAATACTTCCGTTTTTATGTATTTTCCATACATCATTTAAAGATGTACCAGAAAGTTTTGTTTCCCCTATATTTAGCCTGACAGACCATATGTTGGGTTTTAATATTTTAACTCTAAACGTTGGATTTGATTTTTCTATAAGTTTTGCAAACAATCTACCGAATCTGTTTTTTCCTCTTACCATAAATCCTAATACCATTTGGTTTCCATTTTTAGAAATTAAAGGGAATCTCCAATAAATACTACTTGTTGCAAGTAGTTGAAGAAACGATCCCCCATGTAACGTATGAATCGAAGATTTATACCATCTGTCTGTTATAAATTCTGGGTTATTTTTAGAAGGAGTGTCATAAATACCATCATAAGGACCACATTGACACAAAAACCCACATGAAAGGAAGGGTATTGCTATTATTGTAGATAACATATCAAATATAAAAGATGTTATATTCAATATAGTATACATTTTATTATTATAATAAAAGTAATTATGAACAATGAGCAAGAGCGTTGTAGAGCTATACGCTGGTTATTGAATGCAAACAGACACACTCCTTTAATAACTTCTTTGCATTTCATAGTATTTGAAAATAAAATAGAGGAATGTACTTTTTTGCTATACTACAACTACAAAAAAAGCATTTATAATACTATTTTTTCATGTATTCCCGATAACGATTGTGTTAATTTAATAATGACTTATTCGAATTTTGACACTCCTTTTATTTTAAGATTTTCCAAGTTTTTATAAGAGTTACTTTAATTTTTTATGTATGCAACATACATCTAGACCCAAAACGGGTCTTTTTAAGCATCGTTTCCCCTTTTTTGTTATTGATATACACTGTTCCACTTGTAAAGTCGTTTCTATAGTTGTTTCGACAAGCGTTTCTACAACTTTAGATTCACAACTTTTTGAATTGTTTAAAACACGATCATCGTTTGTTTCATAAACGTTTTTAGAAACATTTTCAATTTTATTTTCATAAAATTCTAAACGTTTTAATCTTAAACTTCGAGGGGATAACTTACAGCGTTCTAGTTCATAGTCTAGTTGTTCTGCCTCCTCTATGATCATGTTTTCAATAACTACTCTTTTTAGTTCCATTTCCTCAGTTTTTTTCTCATACTCTACGATTTCTCGTTCTAAATCTGTTCTAAGACACTCCATATATTCAAGTTCTTGTATTTCTCGTATATACCAGTCACTCATTATATTATGAAATGACTAAAGTATAAAACTCTGACACTAAATTTATTGATATTAAACTAAAAAATAGTGATTATGTTTTTTTATCCAAACTAAAGCTTATTTCTACCATGTCTTCTTTTCTGATTTTAATTAAAACATGTACTCCAAACATATTAACTCCTTCTATATTTTTTATGAGCAACTTTTTGAAAATAATTACACTTTCATTTTCGTACGCGTTTATAACCATAGGTGTACCACTTTCACCCACTAAACCAAATGATTTAAATAAAAAAGTAACAGGAAGTCCCATAACACATTGTGTACAATAAGGTATTAGTGTTTTAGGAATATTTTTTGGAATACTTGAATGACGTCTACCATTGTATCTGAATATGCATCTTGGTGCATCTATTTTTAACTGTCTTTCAGCTTCTTCTTCTGTTTCTAAACCTATTATCATATCTGCGTCAAATAATTTTTTTTCAATGTATATTGTGCTAAAATAGTCCTTGTTAATATCTACTTCTTTTTCATAATTTTTAAGTGTGAGTACATTTATATATTCCAAATCCATTTATAAGATATAATAAAACTTTCTAAACTACATTTCATCTCTCTAAACTGCTTTGTCCTGAACTACCTTCTCCTGATCTAGCTTCTCTTAATGCATTTCCTATAAGTTTAGAAAGACGTTCTGCTTCATCGTCCGGTATTAAAAACTTGTTAAAACTCATTGATCCTTCTTCATCACCATTCCAAAACTCATCGGTTGTGACAATAGAAAAATCAGTATTTACTTCTTCAATCCTTTCTTGAAGATAATTTTGAATATCATTATCTACACCTTCATACTCTCCAAAATCGTCCAAAAAGTGTTTTCCTATTTCTACAACTATTGACATAATTGTGTCATGTAGTATGTCTTCAATGTTTTCAGTTATTATATCTTTGATTTCACCAAGAGCGTAATTCGTTGTAAGTTCTTTTACGTGTACCAAAAGCTGTTCCATAACTTTTTGTGGTATTTCTTGTTGATCTAGACCTTCGGTAAATCCTATATTTTTATAAAATAAACGTTCTTTTTCTGTTATACTCTGCATATTGAGTTCTGACGTATAAAACTTGTTGATAGAACTATACTTTGAATATAGATCTGGTATTTTTAACAATATAATAGTTCTAATATAAAGTTGTTTAAATTCTTCATAGCTAAAATCGCTATGAATGGTTCTGCGAGAACTAGAACCAGCTCTTGGAGTTGTTGCCATTTTGAAAAAATCGGTTGGGTTTAGACCACTTTCTCCAAAAGCATAGTTGTTGTATAATGTGTCTAAAAACTCTTCGGTGTAAATATCAAGTCCAAACCCTCCTTTTTCCATTGAAGTTATAAATTCAGCAAGAAAGTATTTTCTCGTTTCTTTTAAGTTTCCGTGTGATCTTTTTCCTTTTCTTTTTACTTCTTTTGCTTCAACATCCGTATCTGCTGATATTTCTGTCTCGGATTCTTTTAGTTCATGATTTGAGTAATATGAAAGAGACCAGCTAGATAAATTTACAGATTTAAAATTCCCATTGCTTTCTACCATAACGAATTTTTTGGAAGAATCTGGCATAAATTCGTTTCTAACAAATGATCTATCATATCCAGGATTTGTATTCGCTAAAAATACAATTACTTTTTCCCTATTTTCTTTTACATAGTTTTGGACATAGTTATAAAGTTCACGTTCTAAATTGTATGGAGGATTTGTTATAAATAGTATATAGTCCGAACTTTTAAACTTTTCAAGAGCATCTTTTAATGGTAATAATCTTTGTAGTTCATCTTCGCGATATCTTCGATTATCGTCACGTATAGCATGATGAAAATCACTCAAAACTTGTTGGTTACCAACATCTGCTCTGTATTTTACATAATATCCTAACTTAAAAAGTAATATAGAAGAAAGAGATCCACCAATAAATGGATCAAATATAATTTTATATTTTGGGAGTTGACGATAAATATCAAAAGGTGTATTGTCATTATTGGAAAATTTGTACCTTATGCTATTTACTTCGATTTCATTTTCTTTTAGAATTATACAGGGATACTTATGTATCTTATAAAGAATACCACCCTTGGGACGATTCGGAACCCATACATAAAACTCCGTTATAGTATTCGCAAGTCTATACTCGTTAACATTTATTTCTAAAGTCATAAAGTCGTTAATGTAACCGCTAGAAACATACTCGATTGAACCATTTCCATGTCTATTGAACGGTATAAAAATAAAACTTGTATTATAGTTGGGTCTCTGATTGTCATGTCCTAAAAATTCAAGCTCTCTTTCATTTTTTACTACACGGCACATCCAACTGAGTTTTGATTCTTTATTAATGTGTTGTGCTGTACCACCACCGAATGCTTTTGACACTGTTTTTCTATTAGGAACGTAAGGGTGATCTAATAATATGCGCGTAACTGACTCTGCTGTAAGGCCGTGTGCTGTTACGTTATCACATATAATATGTCCTAGAACTTTTGTATTAGAAATTCTAATATGATATTTTTTTTCATAATCCACAATCCTCAAGTGGTCGTAGTAGCCATCCTGTAAGGAAAAACCTGTTTTTTTCAAATTTAAAGCAGTTGTTCTTATATCTTGTACACGTTCTGATATGTCGATTTCACCAGGATTTTCAGATGAAATCAGACGTTCAGTTTCATCCGTTACCAAATTACCTTTTTTCAAACACGAGTTTAAATATATTGTATTCGTGTCAGGAAGTTCTTTTATGGATTCAAATGCGATTTCTATCATGCGAATCCAATGTTCCATTGTTGTTTCTTTGTCTTGTCTGTGCTTGTTTGGTATACTCGATAATGATCTGTACTTCATTTTTTTAACAAATAATAATTATTTGTATTCTATATTTCTAATTAGTTCAATAATTTCAAAAGAATTATCTATACCCATCATATTGATATATGGTTCTGAATTTGTAAGTGATTTTTTTTCTTTTGCTGTTGTTTTCAACAACTCTTTTGCTTCTTCAAAATTTCCAGAGTCCAGTTTTTTTAAAACATCTTTTGAAGAATCTAGATATGTTATGAGTATATTAAATGAGTTTCTTCTTTCTATTTTTTTATATTTTTCTTCCTTACTATTTTTACAAATTAGAGTGTTTAACATTTTTAATATTTATTTTTTTTAAATTACGTTTGATTGTTAAAAAAAAAAAGAAATAATTTTAAAAATGAAATACGAGTATCCAAGTGGTTCTTATTATGAGGGTGATATTGTAGATGAAAAATTTGAAGGAAATGGTTACTTTTATTTTGTAAATGGCGATGTATATCATGGCAATTTCGAAAATGACATGTTTAATGGTTATGGAGAATACATGTATAAATCCGGTATGAAATATTTCGGAAATTTCGAAAACGATGAATTTAATGGCATAGGAACTTTGACCTTAGACGAAAACTGCGTTGAAAAAGGAAAGTTTCAAAAAGGTAAACGCGTTGGTAAGTTTTACCAATTAGACAATAATGAATACTACTTGGTAATATATAATAATGACAAGATGGAACGATATGAAAAAATAGAAAAAGAAAAAATTCCGGAAGAAAAAATTCCATCAACATCTTAGCGATTTTTTCACATTTAGCATATAATCGGTATTCTCATAAATTCCAAATCACATAATTATCATTATAATTAGAAAAAAGTACAACCCAAGGTTGTTGATAATACAATTTTATTTTCAACCGTGCATTTTTTAAATTTTCGAATGTAAATTTTTTTTCTCACTTGTTGACTCCTTTGATCTTGTAGGATGTGTGATGGTATTCAGAAAACCTTTGTGCACCATGTCTCTTTTTTGTCTCGAGAAATCAGATTGGTGTGTAAACTGATCGGTTCTTTCAGAAGTAACAAACATTTCTTTCAAACACCCTTGCTATTTTATTCCAATCTCCTTCGAAGCAACACTTTCCACATGAGGTATAGGGTACTTCCAACAGAAGTGCTGCTCTCCCTAATTCGGCAGCCTTATTTATTATGTAGTTGTTGCCGCCTTTGAGCACGACTAGGTCTGAAAATGACTGTTTGAGACCTTCCAAAACTTCTAGATGCTTTTTTCCCTCACTAGGAGTCAGACATACAATGCCAGTAGCGTCGTTGAACACACCGGGTCGAGGTCTGTAAGAATGTATGTCAAATAGTACTTCGTGATCCAATAGCAACTCGTGTAGTTTTTGCGCAAACGGAAGAAAACATGGTTCGCGATTTAAATCACACGCTGTGCGGTCCACAGACCCAGAAAGAAGTGTACAATGAAAGCCACAGTCTCCTAACGTTTTCCACAACTCAGTTGCACTTTCTATTGCACCCGGGTCGTTTTTTTCCTCACAGTCACCACTCTTCAACACATGTGGACATGTGATTAGAATACGCCGCTTATTTTCCACACTCCTGTAACAAAAAGAATCCCTCATTATTTATACATTATGTATATTTTTTTAGGGGTTTTAGCACTTGTTTCTTTCAAATATATTTTTATTTCATTTGATTCTTTTGTCTTGATGTGAGTAGTGAGTTATTGATAGCAAACGCGTCAATCATGCCGTCCATAAACACGGCTTCAAATATGTAAATGATGATTGTAGAAGCAACGTTTGCACCATTGGTTTTTTTGGCTGCGTAAACCCCACAGAAGGGGTCTGTAAGTCCATTTTTTCGGTTTTGGCTTAAAATTACCCTTGACGGGGATCGAACCCGCGACCACACGGTTAAGAGCCGTGCGCTCTACCAACTGAGCTACAGGGGCTTTTGTATTACTTTTTATATAAAAGTAAGTAATACAAGTACTTTTGTCTCAAAAGACTATCTCTTCTTTAGTATCCATATTTTTATATTTTGTGACTCCTGATCTTACACTTCTTATTAAAATGAAGTTTGATAAAATTTTTTTAAATAAAGTGCATAAATATTGTCTCACTTATTTGGAGTCTTCCAAAAGAAGACTAAAATCGTAAAGTTCTTGAACCGAGAGGTGGTCAACAAAGTTCTTCAATTCATACACATCCATTCCTTCAAGAAGAATGGGATGTGGATTCCAATTTCCATAAACTTGTGAGACGGGAAAGTGTTGCGACCCTTCCGATGAGGTCGTCGTCGTAGAGAAGGTTGTTCCAGCTCGGGTTGGCATCGTTTTTGTGTTTGATCCAGATCAACTCTGGATCTCTTGGCAAAGAGAGGCTTGTGGTATGACTTGATGTGTTAGTTTATATAATTTTTTTTTCTTCAGAAGAATTAGAAAGCAGCTTGGCGCAGTGGATAGCGTATTGGGCTCATAATCCAAAGGTCCCTGGTTCGATCCCAGGAGCTGCTATTTTTTTCATACCGAAACTGTAGAAAAAGAATTAATATTGGGATTTGTTCTTTGATGTTGGTTTTCATATTCAAAAATAACAAATGAAAGAACAAATATTGAAATACCAGCTATTCCAGAAATAGGTGATACAAAAGGATACTCTATATTATCCATAAAGTATATACCACAATATAACAATACAATTCCAAGTGTTAATGTCGAAAATGAAAAAATATGAGTGCAACGATTCATATATTATTAAAAAATAAAATATTAAATCTGACTATTATAAATTTTTATTTTTTTTAGTATAAAATGAGTAGTTTGGGTGTTGTTGGAAACAGTGACCAAACTATAAAAAGATACAAAAAAAATGAAATATCAGAAAAAAAAACCGTAAAAGTAGAAATACCTTTAGAAGTAAAAGAAAATAGATACTATTTTCTTTATTTGTTAACCGGTCTTGTACATTTGGGAATCGCAATATACATTTTAACAATAGATTTTGTTTATCCCGTAACAATTTTTCAAACCAAATTGAGAGAAGATGTTCAAGAATATTTTACATGCGTTTACGACAATCTTGGAACTATTACAGAAAATGCTGTAATTCAGGTTTTGAATGGCGATTCTACATTTGCCTCATTTCTGCCACCTAATGTTGCAAGCAGTTTAACTTCTTTACCAACTTCAAACGTAACTATAACATCTTTGAGCGATTTAGGTGCAATCGGTGAAGCTATCGTTTCTGATCTACCTTCCAACTTTTGCAAAAACACAGAAAGCGCGTCCAATAGTGCTCAAGATGTTTTGAATTGTGGAGCAGCTATAGCGCAATATTCTAGTAGCATCGGAAATGTTGTGTCACAAGGTCCTTGGATTGCTGCATATGAATTAGTTGAGATAGTGTCTGACACTATGTTACCAAAAATGTTGTTATTCTTTTCCGTGATTGTAACATCTATTATGGATTTTTACAAGGCATTTATGTTTAGAAAAAAATTGATGTCGGAAACATCCGACTTTAGTGGAATTCCTTCATTGTGGATCGAGTATGCGATGACTACTGCGTTATTGTCCTTTTTCATGGCATCTGTTGCACAAGTTTTTGATTTGAACTTTTTAGTTGCTTCTATTTTATCTCAATTTTCACTAATGTACTTTGGTCTTGTAATCGATAAACTCATAGACTTGGGGTACACAAATTTATCGCTTGTATTGTTTTGGCAACCAGGAATGGCATTGTTTTCAATCACTTGGTATCCTATTTTCCAAAACATAGTTCTGTTAAAACCTGTGCTATGTAAAAGTGGTGTTTCATTTTTCTGTGAACCTACTTGCTTTGAAAGCGATTACATGTATTCTATTTATGTTATTTTATCATTTGTAATATTTGGTTTGTTTCCCATGGTAACTGTTTACAAGATAAAAGAATATGATGGAGTACTTTATAAATATCCATTTTTAGGGTTTTTGTTATACATACCATACTCTTTTATGCTTTCTTTGTACTATGTTTTGTTTGGGGATTCTAAACTTTATGAAAAGAAAGAACCATCTGAACGTTACAACAGACGTAGATTGTTTATAGTCAATCAAGTACTATACTCAATTTTAAGTTTGTCATCAAAGGTGTTCATATCAATGTTTTTTATAACGCAGTTTGCCACAAACTTTCCTTGGAGAAGTATACAACAAACACTTGCTTAAAAATAAAAAAAAATGTCTCAAATATATTGAGTAATCCTATTTTTTTTAATTAATCATTGTAAAATAATTTAAAGTTTTGTCAAAACAGCCTTGTGAAGGACATCCGAAAGGTGAATGGGAGCTAGTGTACATGTAAGTGGGTTGAACTCAGTTGGACATTTTCCTTCTTCGAGTTCGCATTTTGCATAAAAGTTTGTATTTCCATCTTTTTCAGCAAACCCTAAGCAAAAAGTACTGTCACCGAATGAAACCTTTTTCATGGATCCTAAAAGTTTAGTGGTTTTTACTGGTTTTTCAACAGGTGCATCTTTCTTCAACTCCTTTTTGACAGTTTCAATCTTCTTTTCTTCTTTTTTAATTTCGACAACGGGCTCAGAGTCTTTGAGTTCCTTTTCAACAGTAACAGTTTCGACTGGTGCTGCATCTACTTTCTTTGCAGACCCAGATTTACCTGATTTTACAGAGTCTGCCTTAGGTTTTTCAGGTGTTTCTTCTTCTTCATCTTCTTCTGCAATAGGACTTTCAATTGGTTTTTCTTCTTTTTCTGTGACTTTGGGAAGTTCTTTTTCTTTTGCAGGACTTGGTTTAGGTGCTGGTTTTTCAACTGGTGTTTTAGGGGTTGGTACAGGAGCGGGTTTTTCAACAACTGGCTTTTCAACAACTGGTTTTTCAACAACTGGCTTTTCAACAACTGGTTTTTCAACAACTGGCTTTTCGACAACTGGTTCTTCAACAACTGGCTTTTCAACAACTGGCTTTTCTGCAAGTTTAACTTCACCAGAACTTAATTCAGTGGGAAGTGGTTTGATAACAACTCCATCTCCGCACAATGAAAAGTCGTCAGCTTCTGAACTGCTTGCTGGTGTTACATTATTTGGTGCTGCTCTTTTAAGGTCGGTTACTGGTTTAACTTCGGACATTTTTTTGTTACACGATGTGTTCGTTTATTACATCCACTAAAAAACTATTTGTAAAACGAATATTGATAATCAGTTTTTTTAATATATTTTTTTAATTAATGTAAATGGTTTGTTTTAACATAAAAGAATTAAGTGTAAGACAAGCAGTTTCTTCTTTTATTGTAAAAAACGATTTGATAATATCATCAAGTAATAATTTTTGTGTAGAAATAAGTGACTCTCGTCAAGATGATGGAAGTAACTTAATAGTTACATTGGATGAAGGAAAATATAATATTTTATACGAAGATGTAGAAATGGCTTATGAAATCTCAAAAGGCGATCAACCCATAACGGGAAAAGTTCATGATAGAGACGCAACTGTCTTGGAAAATCATTACATAATGTGTGATTGTTATTCAAAAATACTTAAACTAATAAAGACTTCTGTGGATGAAAAAAATCCTGATGTTGAAAAACGTTTTTCAACTTTTGTATGGAACGCTCGTAATGAAATTTGGAGACGAGATTCTTCTGTTCCTGAAAGAAGTTTAGATTCTGTAATTTTAGATGATGAAGTAAAAGAAAAACTTAAAAAAGACTTGGAAGATTTTACAGATTGTAAAACAATAAATTGGTATCAAGACCATTGTATTCCATTCAAGAGAGGATATCTTTTTTACGGTAAACCTGGAACTGGGAAAACATCTACTATAAGTGCAATTGCAAGTCATTTAAAACGTAAAGTTTATAAACTAAACCTAGTGGCACCCGGACTATGTGACAATAGTTTATTAGATGCTGTTAACAGCATTAAGAAAAATTCTATTTTAGTTATGGAAGATATAGATTCTTTATTTGGAGTACATCGTGAAAAAAATGAATCATTTTCTACTACATTTTCTGGGTTACTTAACGCAATAGACGGTTTGGGTGATTCCAAAGGTCATATATTTATTATGACATCAAACCATCCGGAGAAAATAGACAAAGCTTTGAGAAGAAAGGGTCGTGTAGATTTGGAAATAGAATTTGATTCTTGTACTAAAGAACAAGCTAAGAAAATGTTTTTGAAATTTTATCCAAACGAAGAGAGTGATGCAGAATCATTTTCTAAGGAAGTTATTTCAGGAAGTTACACGCCTGCTGAATTACAACATCACTTTATTTTTCACAGGAAAAATAGTAGTTCTTTCGCAAAAAAAATAGATTCTAAATTGTTGAAACAAGATGAAGAAAGTGAATGGAAAAATATATACGGTTGAATCAGATTTTGTAACTGGACACATTAACAGTACCAAAATCTTTAGGATCAAAACAAGGAAGCTTCATGTTTCATCCAAACGACCTGAATGACGACAGCGAACACGAAGAAGAATACTATGACGAGAATGATAACGAATCTGAAAACAATGAAGGAAAAGTAGAGGTTATTGTTGAAATAGAGCGTCCACTCACTTACGTTTTAGGGAAGCCTATTGTAGTAACAAATGGTAAGATAAAAGTTTCAAAGGTCAAGAGACCCATCATTTTTAATGGAACGAAAAACGGCTGGAAATCGTCATCATTTGTAAAGGGGCTTACAAATGATTATGTTTCGAATGAAACTTGGGATTTTGTGGAAAATGACTGGCTACGTTGTGATCTGAGGGATATTGAAGTTTTTTGGGATGAAGATGAGTTTGATGAACGTTTAAAAGAAATTTTCGAGAAAAATCCAGGTTATAATTCTTTTTCAGAGGCTTACGAAAAATATGGGTATTCTATTTTTGAAGAGGTTGAGGTTCTTAAGACCAGAGTAAAATCTAATTAAAATATGGATAGTATAGTTTTAGTTTAACTCGTCTATGAAAAACAATATGCGATCTACAAACGGGACACGAAGATGACTTAGAAAACCATTTTTTAATACACTTTTCATGAAAAAAATGTTTACAAAAAAGTTTTTCAATATTGTCTTTTCCTATGTTTGAACAAAGACCGTCACTAAGTCTTTTCATTTTTTGCAACTGTGATAATGGTATTTGTATATCTTCTAAACAAATTACACAAATCATTTTGTTATTAATAAAACTATTTTTTACACAATTTAAGAATGAATTTAAATTAATAAATAAAAAAATTTTTTAAAAAATAAGTGTATTTAAATACTAAATTTATACAATATATGCATATGCTTTGGCTATGGGTAGTGGTGTCGTGACGGAAACGTTTTGACTTTAAGTGGCGAATAAGATTTTGGAAGAAATGATTTCGGAATCATAATCCACATAAAGATTAAAACCCATATTACAATAAATAGTAATATTAAAAAAACATACTTCCGAATATAGCACCTAGTATTTTTATGAAGAAAACTTATTAAGAGCTACTATTTGTTCTATCATCATCTTCCTCATCGTCATCTGAGGTTTCCGTACTATCGCCACTGTAGTCAGAATAAGAACTTTCTGTACCCCTGTCTTCTTCATCTTGTAAATATCTTAACCATTTTTTACATACTACAGAAACATTTGAAATATCTGTAGACATTTCTATAAAATCCTTATCTTTTCGATCATTCAAATATTGATTCCATAAAGAGTCATGTTTAGACAAATCAACTTCTACTTTTTCCAAAGTATCTGGAACAACCTTACCGATACTTTTAATATCATCATTTGTTTTAACTACAAGATCAGATATAGAGAATGAATTTAATAACAAAAAACAACGTAAATCTTCATTTTTTATATTATTCTCTTTTCTTTTCAAAAAACAGTCATAATCATCATCATTCATTTCTAAAATGAGAGTTAGTGCTTCTAAATTTTCTAATATTTTTGTACAAGTTTTTAATGTATTTAAAAAACTAAAATACATGTTTTAAAATATTTAAATAAAAAAACTACATTTTATGAACGATTGATTAAAAACAAAAAATTCTAAGAAAGATCTGCATCTTCCGATTCATCCTTGGAAGATGTTACTTCATCTTTAGAAGCATGTTCTTCTGATTCATCATCATAATCATTTTCAAGAATAAAATGATCCTTAAAAGCCAGTTGAGGTTTTGGCTTTACAATAAGCTTATAAGCCGAAAAAGAAACTCCAAATGAATCCGTCATAAACCAAAGACCACCTGTTCTAACAATAGGTACAACTTCTGCATCCTTTGTTAGATCATCAATTGTTCCATTTGATAGAGTTCTACCATCTTCCTTGATAGTCTTAATTGGAGTTGGATTATCAGAAGGTGGACAAGAAACTTTGACAATCATATATGGGCAGTCATCATTTTCTTTAGGAGGTTTCACAATTTCTTTATAACGTGCTTCTACTTGGTCTCGGTTTAGGTCTTTTTTAAACAAGGTGCGAGAATTGTTTACAGCATAATTTAGGATATATTCATCAAAATCTTTTAGAACTTTAACAAGATCAGGATCTTCTAATTTTAGCTCCCAATTGCGTCTTTTGCCATCTTCACCTTCACGTGGTTCACTTAAACGCCATTTAGAAATAATTGGCTTAGTATCTTTTGCAAGCTGAATCCCAATTCTATGGATAAAAGCAGTTGACATTGGATCATATGACATATCTACATTCTTTTGTCCTTTTGCGTTAAAGGTTGGTGCGTGAAAATGGACATCGTCGTGCTTGAACTCGGTGAATAGCTTTACCGTCATTGCTTTGTGTTTGATTCTAGATGATAGTGTCTGGTCCTTGTTCTAAAATCTGATTGTGTGATTACAATATATAAAAAAATATAATTTAATAATAAAATGAATTGTTCAAGTATTGATATTATTTTTCCTGCTCAAACAATTGGCTCTATAGAAAGTGCTTCTTCTGTAATCTTAAATGCTATACCTTCACTGGTTACTGTATCTGTGATAGCTATCTTTATTGTTTTAAGACAACCTAGTAAACCGTTACTTGCTAAATCACTTATAGCCTTTTTGAACATAGTTTTCATTTCTGTCATAACATTTTTGTTGTGGAGAGTGTTTGATGTCTTGGAATGTAAAAATAGACTTGAAATGATCCCTTATAAATATTTGGTAATTATACTTTTTCCTATTGTTTCTTTGATTATATCATTTTCATCATTCTTTAGAAATACATACCGTTTAAGTTCTTTGTTATTTTTGATAATATCATCCGGATTTGTTGCCGTTGATTTTTCATTAAGAAAATTCTCTGATAGAGATGCAGCTCAAACAGTATTTGCATCACAGACGTTTACTTGCTGTTTAGCACTTCTTTCACTTTTTAGTGGAAGATATTTTGCGTTATGTACAATACAACAAACAAGTATTCAAAAATCTAATAAAAATTGCACCCACCCAGAAAAAAGAGTGGGTGAAGGATATTGTTACCAACCTAATTTTATAGATCCTACAAGCAGACATCCAATAGAAGCAAGAGGTGTTGGATCTGCACCCGAATTCAGAAGCGTGTTTGCCTAAAACTAAGATTCTTTTTGTTCTACTTCTTCGATTTCTCTTAACAAAATTTCTTCTATACTAAGTCGTTCGTCACGAACTCTTTTTCTGGGAGAGTCTTGTTTTTTTTCGTGTATTATAGAGTTGTTTATTTTATAACAAACAACTTGAAATTTGTTAAAACCTAGCTTTGCTAATTCTTCAAAAACTGAACCCAAATTATCAGATATAAAATTAGGTTTATCGGGGTAGTTTGAATCCACTATTTTCCATATTTTATTTTGATTTAAAACAGAAACAACATGATCTTTTTTCATTGCTGCGAAACCAATTACATAATCTATCATTAACAAAATGTAAGTTTCAGCCTGTTCATGATCACTTGAAAACTCGTAATAAAAATCGTAAAAATCTAAATAAAAATGAGAAGACCTAGTAGTTTTTTGTATTATATCAAACATGAGTAACCAATTACCTCCATAATCTGACATTAAACTTTGTAGTAAATTATCATCCAAGTACTTATTTCCATTTTCTGTGTTAGGGTAAGATTCTGGAGTAATTACTTCAATTGAATACTCCAATTGTTCCAACAGTTCTTTGTATCGTGTAGTATTTTGCAAAACTTCAGATTTTTCGTACACTTCAAGTTTTTCAGTCAACTCTTTTTTTTTATAGGTTACAATCGCTACATAATCTCCTAACATAACACTCAACAATTCGCGAGGTTCGTTTGCCTGTACTTCTAGTATTATTTTTTGTATTTTCTTCTGCTCTTCTCTGTAAGTCATTGCAATTATTTTTTTATTTGCATGATTTATGGATGTTAATGCATTTTTAAAATCATCTTTAGTAATATATTTATTATATCTTAATATACTTAAAAAGTTTGTGTACAACTCGATTGCAGTAACTGCCCAACAGTTTCCTGGTGAATAATCTGGAAGAAATTGACTTGCAACCGGAAACTGACTTTTTCTCACCCTATCAAAGAATTCAGACGGTGTTTCTCTTCCTTTTTCAACAGGTATTTGCATTTTTGAAAATTCGTCTGAAAAGTTATCATAGTCTGACAATTCATCTTTAGAAGATCCTGCACGATATAGAATTCCCAACATTTTCATAGATTTCCACATTATTATATTCTTATTTTTAGTTTACAAAAAATAATTGAGTAAAAAATATATTTATTTAAATAAATGAGATTAAAACTGAATTGTACTACATTTTTACCGGATTCTCTTGATTCAGATGAGAATATTAGTTCGTCGGAGGACAATACTTTGAACATTTTAGGTAAATGTGTATGTAGGATTCGCTGTTCTTCAAAAAAATATGATGCAGCACAACCTTATAACAAAACACAAGATGCAACTGGTACAGGAACCGGATTTTTAATAGAAGGTGAAGAACTATATATATATACAGCACATCATGTGATTTCAAACCATGTAGATATAGGTGTTTATTTTGATGCAATATCACAAGGAGAAAGATTTAGCGTAACAGTTTTGGGGTTTAATCCTCATTTAGATGTAGCTATTCTAAAAATATTAGATGATTCTTTAACAGAAGATCAAAAAACAATGTTAAAAAATTTAAAAAAATTCAAAGTAGGCAATTCTGATAAAATACATCAGGGAGAAGAAATAACTGCACTTGGTTATGCGTTAGGTGCACCTCATCTGCAGATAAGTGCGGGTATTATAAGTGGAAGAATATACGATCCAAACAGGCTTCAAACAGATGCTCAGATCAACCCGGGAAATTCAGGAGGGCCCATTGTAAATTCTGAAAGTAAAGTAATTGGATTGGTAACATCTGGTATTATGTTTGCACAAGGAATAAATTATGCAACACCTTTTGAAGAAATACTTATTTTAAAATATAGAATACTAGAATGCAATAATGGACCTTGTAAAGATTTGGGTTATAGTTTTAACTGTGTTTTTAGACGTTTAAGTCAAGATACACTAAAATTAAGTAAGTACCATAAAGATTGTAAAAGTGGGATTTTAGTTGCAGGTGTACATAAATATTCTAATTCGTTACTAAAAGAAGGAGATGTATTGTGTGCTATCAAAGAACCTGGAAACGATGTGTTTTATGACATAGACATGCACGGGAATATAGACATTCCTCATATTTGGTCAGATACAAAGTTAAAATTTAAAGTATTACTTGATAGAATACGGACGAATGATTCTAAAACACTTACAGTTAAAATATTCAGAAAAGAAAATGAAGAACCAATTGAATTAAATACTCCTGTTGAAAAGCCATTGTTCGAATATAAAGATATATATCCAGATACAGAACCGGTCACTTACTTTTGCGATGGTGGTATTGTTTTACAAA